AGTTTGTTTTTAGGCTTAACCATAATTATTTTAATACACGGGGTTTTTCCATTCATATTTACAACTACTGCAAGTGGTAGAATTAAGTTGCTAAACAAGGAACTTAGCAGTAGACAACCGAGGACACACAATGAGTGATAACGAAAAACCCCTTTGGACTTTTAATGAAAAAGAAACCTTAAGTCGAGCAATGGAATACATATCCAAAACTTATAGCGCTCATTATGCACAAGGAAGAATACAAGCAACAGAATTTATAGCAGACCAAGGATTAGCAGAAGGATTTTGTTTAGGCAATATAATTAAATATGCCCAACGCTTTGGAAGAAAAGGAAAAGACTATAAACACAAGGAGTATGATTTATTTAAAATTATACATTATGCCATTATTTTGTTACATACAATAGAGCAACAAGAAGGCGAAAAGAAATTTTAACAGAAAGGGCAAGCTTATGAGAAATTTTTATGGAACTAACAGAGATTCCTATTTGGAATTGGATATTAACTGTATGGTCATCAATGTGGATATTAATACTAACTAGAACATGGTTTAGAGTAAAAGAATTACTTGAGATGATGTACCCTAGACTATCAATATCACAAAGCCCTATATTACATTTTATAATTTATGCTTTCTGCATAAATCTAATACTCCCAATAATCGGCTTTAGTATTATACTACATGATACTAAAAGAGACCAATGGGTGAAATCTTATGTTAAACAACTAGGTGCAAAGAAAAAATAATTCTTGACAATATTCTTATATTTTGTTATAATAAATAATAAATTAAGAAAGGGAGTCGCAATGGGCGATAGATTTTATCAACAACAGCTAGACAAATTCGGCACTTGTGCTGGATATACTGGCGCTAAACGGAGAAGAAGAGTGGCTTGGACAGACGAAGCAAAACAAGAAGCTGTAGATTTGTATACAGCAGCGGAACCAACTCCAGAAACAAGTATGGAAGTGGTTAAAGAAATAGCTGACGAATTAGGTGAAAGCCCTAATGGTGTCAGAATGATACTAACACGAGCAGGTGTGTATGTTAAGAAAACACCAGCAAGCGGTAGTAGCAAATCTAAAAGTACTGGTGGCGGACGAGTCAGCAAAGCAGATGCTCAAGAAGCATTATCAGCTGCACTTGAAGACGCTGGACAGGAAGTAGATGAAGCAATCATATCTAAACTAACTGGTAAAGCAGCAGTTTACCTTACAGGCATAGTAACTAGTCTAAATAGTTAAATACAACCCATTACATACTAGAAAGAGTTTTCTTGATGTAATGGAGTATTTAAGTGGAAAAGGAAAAATTCAAGGACTTAGTCCAAGAATATGGCGATGCCGTAATAACTTATAGAAGCACTAATTCTAGAAAGTTAAAATACAATGTCTGCACTTTAGACTTTGATAATAAATATATCCAGTCTAAGAAGAATAGGGCGAAAGAAACCTCACAAACAGTTTTATTGTTTTGTTGGGATACGGACTCCTATCGTCTTCTTAGACCTACCAATGTAACTCATGTTGTTCCTCTACAGTCTATATTGAGGAACAAATCATGAAGATACATGAGGCACCTGAGATATATGAGAAAGTAATATCAGAGAAAGAAGGCGGAACAGAACAAATCAGATTAACTATAAATGAGTTTAGAGGTGTAGAATATTTACATCTTAGAAAATATTACCAAGACTTTGAAGGAGAGTTTAAACCTTCAAAAGATGGTGTTGCTATGCAACTAGACTTTGAAAACTCAAAAGCACTATTCGAGGGGTTGGTAGAGATTCTATCCATAGCAGAAGCTAAGGACATACTAGAAACTCACTTCAAAGATATTTTAGATGAAATTTACCTTAACTAAAAATATTACTTGACACAACCCCAAAAGTTTGATATAATATTCATTATGAATATTTTTATACTTGACAACGATATTGACAAATGCGCTGAGTATCATTTGGATAAGCACATAGTTAAAATGCCTCTTGAGTCAGCTCAGATGCTTTGTACTACGCATTGGATTCACAAATATGTGGGCTATGTCCCTCGTAAAATCAATGCAGAAGAAAGAGCAGTAGTGATGGAGGCAAAGAAAACAGACCCTAGACCTTTTCCGTATCTACCTACTATGGAAAATCACCCTTGCACTATATGGGTTAGAGAATCACTCGATAACTACGAGTGGTTATATTGTCTATCCCTAGCATTGAATGATGAATATGGTTATAGATACGGGAAGAGTCACAAATCAGTAGATGAGGTTATACTCAAACTACCAGAGATTGATCTTCCAAGAAAAGGTCTTACTCCGTTTGCTCAAGCTATGCCAGATGAGTATAAAAACGAAGACGCAGTCGTAGCGTATAGAGAATACTACAACAAAGACAAAAAACATATACTAGCATACAAACATAGAGAGGTGCCTTCATGGGTGAAATGTTCAACAGCAAACAAGACTTAGAGCTGTTTCTAAAAGAAGCATCGAAGGCGTATTACTTAGGTGAACCTATTATCTCAGATAAAGCATTTGATTCATTAGCCTCTTCTTGTAACTTTACCGAAGTTGGATATAGTAGTTCTAGTAATAGAGTTTCTCATGCTTATCGTATGTATTCTTTACAAAAAGTGTTTGAAAATGAACACGAAGAAAAAAACCCTCTAAAAACATATAAAGGCAAGTTAGTTTGGTCGCCTAAACTTGACGGAGCAGCTGTGTCTTTAACATATTTTAGAGGCAGATTAGTTCAAGCACTTACACGAGGAGATGGCAAGAAAGGTTTAGATATAACAGCAAATATGAAACTGTTAGTTCCTAAAGAGTATGACTTCAAAGTTTTACACTCTTGCCCTGTTACTCCTAGACCTTATACCCAAATAACGGGAGAGGTTGTAGCTCCAGCAAGCATACCAAATGCTAGAAACTATGCTGCGGGTGCGTTAAACTTAAAAGACCATAAAGAGTTTGCTAGTAGAACTTTACGCTTTGTTGCTTATGGCATACAACCGTATAACTACTCTACATGGACTGAGGAATTGACAGTATTAAAACGATGCGGTTTTGATGTTATTACTCAGGAAGATTGGCACGAATATCCGACAGACGGAATGGTTTGTCGTATTGATAATCAAAGTGACTTTGATAATATGGGACACACCTCACATCACCCACGAGGCTCTTATGCTTTGAAGAGGATACAAGAAGGTGTGGAAACCAACTTGATTGATGTTATATGGCAAGTTGGAAAATCAGGAGTAGTTTCTCCTGTGGGTATTCTAAACCCTGTGGATATAGACGGAGCTGTTGTGAGCAAGGCAACCTTACACAACATGGCTTACATTAAATCACTAAATTTAGAAATAGGTTGCAAAGTAGAAGTAATTAGAAGTGGTGAGATTATACCGAGAATAGTCAGGAGGATTTACTAGTGTTATTGCTTTACACGGAGAAACAACTGCATACTGCATACAAAGTTTTTATTAGAGACTTTTGTCCTGTAGAGTATATGATACCTAGTATTGACATTTTTAGAGAGATGTTTGAAGAAGATGAAAGCATCCAAGCGTTAGCCGAAAAGGAGTACTATGAGCATTAGACTAAAAAGAATGAGGAACAAAAGACCTAGACGAGATAGGGAAGCTGTACTTATTACCACAATAGCATTTATTTTAATAGTTATGTGGATTAGTTTTTTTAATAGCGTTATCTCATGAAAGAAATTGTTAAAAAGTTCAAAACACCAAAACTAACATTAGATTGGTACATAAAGTGGGCGTCATCACTAATTATATTAGTAGCAATGTCGCTCAGGTCATCAGGAGAGTTTCCGTTTGCAGATATGTGCCTTTCTTTTGTTGGTTGCGCTGGTTGGATAGCTATGGGAGTTATCTGGAAAGACAGAGCCATATTAATTCTAAATTCAGTAGCGTGTTTTATTCTTTTGACAGGAATAATCAAATCTTTAGCAGGAGCATAGTATGAAATCTAAAGTAACAGTAAAAATAATGAACCCTGAAACAGTAACGGGTTACAATGGAATAAATGAAAAAGATTTCTTACTTGCTCAAGCTAAAATGACAGACTTAAATTATGATGGTAATTATCCTGTTAGTAAAGTTGAAGAAACTGGTGATTTTACACACAGTCCTTTATATCATGGAGTAGTAGCAAAACAAGATATAAAACAAGGAGAAGTAGTATTAGAGTTAACAGGTGAGTGGAAACACAAACCCAGTAGAACAACTATTCAACTTGGAGAAAAACATATAGATAGCGGTATCGGAGGATATGTAAATCATAGTTGTGAACCTACCTGCGCAGTACTGGTTAGAATAAAAGATATGACTTTTAAAGAACAGTTTGTGCCTTGGAAGGTTGGAATAAAAGGAACTCTAACAAGTATGATAATTGGAGAGCCAAAACCAGTATTGGTAGCTGTTAAACCAATATTAAAAGGAGAAGAAGTTACTTTTAATTATAATCAGACAGAAGAATGTTTAGCAGAACCTTTTGATTGTATATGCGGTTCTGAGAAATGTATGGGCAAAATAACTGGGTGGAATAAAATAATGGGGAGATATCATGGCTAATCATGTATACTTCACTATAACAAGTGAAGGCAGAAGTTTAGATGTTATAAAAACACAAAAATCAATGAGAGATTACGGCACGGGGCCGTTTGAAGTAGAGGAAGCTATAGAATTATGTAACCAACCTTTTATGTTTGAAGCTAAGAGAGGTGAGGCTGTAGATTCAGATGGCTGGCCTAAAGATTCTTATACTTGGCATTGTGAAAAGATAGGTGCTAAATGGTGTAATATTGAAGATTGGAATGATGACTTTATTGAAGGATACTCTGCTTGGTCACCACCAATAGAAATGTTAGGACATTTAGCTAAGTATATAAATACCGAACTTAAAATGACCTACGAAGATGAGTTTAGAAACTTCATCGGGGTTGCATGGGCTGATAATGAAGGACTCACTTCTTATGAGGAAATAGAAGGTGAGGATCTCATGGAACTATTTTTAGAAAAAATAGGTGAGGACGAATTACCCGAAGACTTTGACTGGTCAGACGCGGTTGAAATAGTAGGCGAAAATACATTAATAGGTGCAGACGAACTATATGATGATATAGTATTTAACTGGTTTGAAAATCAGTAGTGGCAGG